TGAAATTGAACAAACTCGTGCAGCCTATGACCGCTTAAAACGCTCAGGTGTTGCCTCGCAAAATGAGCTACGCCGTGCCTCAGAAGCGACTAAGCAACGAGTCCGAGAGTTAAATGCTGAATTGGGTAAAACCAGTTTTGGGGATAAGGCAGGAAGTTTTGGGCGTGGGTTGATGGGTGCAGGGGTTGGAATTGCTGCAGGTGCAGCAATGGCTCGCCAGCCTGCAAGAAATCAAATGGAATTTGATAGACAGCTTGCAATGGTAGCGAATACCGCCTTTTCAGATCGTGATGTGAAAGGGCGTATTGATGGGAAAAGAGAGTTACTTGATGCCGTACAGAAAGCAGTAAGTGTAGGCGGTGGCTCAAAAGAAGAAGCGTTGAGCTCACTAGACGCTTTACTTGCCTCAGGTGCTGTTTCTACCGAAACCGCTCTCAATTTACTCCCAACGTTGCAGAAAGGTGCGGTCGCAACAGGGGCAAGTGCAAATGATATGGCTCAAATTGCTATTTCCTCAATGCAACAATTTGGGATTAAAGAAGAGGATATTGGTCGAGTCTTAGATATGGCAGTTGCCGCTGGGCAAGCCGGTAGCTTTGAGCTTGCAGATATGGCAAGTTGGTTGCCTCAACAAATGGCCGCTGCAAAACAAGCTGGCTTAAGCGGCATTGAGGGATTTGAGCGACTTTTAATTGCAAACCAACAGGCTCGTGTCACTGCCGGTACAAGTAACGAGGCTGGTAATAATTTAGTGAATCTGTTGGGTAAGATTACTGCTAAAGAAACTAATGAGCGTTTTAAGAATATTGAATATAAAGATCCGAAAACTGGCAAAACCAAAGCGATTGATTTTGCAAAATCTATGGAGCATTACAAGGGAAAAGGGCAAGATTCATTGCAGGCTTTTATGTCTATTATGGATGACGTTGTCGGGAGTGATAAACGCTATCAAGAACTACAAGCTAAACTTAAAACTGCTAAAGGCGAAGAGCAGAAACGCTTATTCAATGAATTAACAAACTTAGTTGAAGGTACGGCAATTGGAGAAATTATTTCTGATCGCCAAGCATTAATGGCTCTATTAGGGATAAAGAATAATGTTCAATTAGGTGAAAAAGTACAGAAAGATATTCAGAATAGTGAAGGAGCTGTTGAAACCTCTCACGCTGTTATTCGGGATACTAATGCTCATAAAGTTGAATCATTAAAAAATACAACTGAATTTGCACAAATGAAAAACTTTGAAAAAGTAAATGGAGTGTTAGGCACATTAGCTGAATTACTGAATAAATACGCCAATGAATACCCTAACTTAACTCAATTTTTAAGTGGTGCAACAGATGCCGTTAAAATTTTTGGAGCAGCTCTTGCTGCATCAAGTGTGCTTGATTTATTAACCGGTAAAAAAGACAAGGGCGGACTAATTGGTGATGTTTTGGATAAATCATCAAAAGCTAGTGGAGGTAAAGGTAAGGTAGGTAAATTGCTTTCGGTTGGTGGCTCTTTTGCTAGTGTTGCAGGCGTTGCCACAATGCTACACGGCGACCAAGCCCCGATGAGTGAGGAGCGAAAAGCAGAGTTAAGAGATCCTAATTATCAAGCTCGTAAAATGTACGAGTACAAAAAAGAGATTTTAGGTAGCCGTTTCCACTCGTTTTTTCGTAGTAATGAAACCCTTGAGCAATATCGGAAAGATGTGAGTGCTTATGAGGCTAAGCAAAAGAATAGCAATACTATGGGAGCTGTACAAGGGGTTTTAAGTACCATTCCGAGCTTACAAGAGTTACGCCCTAAAGTTGATTCGGTTACTCAAACCCTATCCACCTATCAAGCCGACTTTCAGGCTTTTGGGGCAACGATTTCAGCCGGTATTGAGGCAGGGCTTGCCTCGCAATCTCATACGATTGCAAATCAAATCACCGTGGAGCTGGACGGTTCGGTGGTGGCTGAAAAAGTGGCTGAATATCAGTTTAATTTTAACAAGAGGATGGCGTAATGAGCGGTTGGACAATGCCTATTCAACAGGCGAGTTTTAAAGGTGTGCGTTTTGACGTGCTTGCAGTGGATGATAGCTTTGAGCGAGCGGTAGTTGAACACGCCTACCCTTTTGTAAATGGGGCTGATTTAGAGGATATGGGGCTAAACACCCAAACTATTCGGCTGCAAGCGGTCTTTTTTGGCTCAAGCTATTACACGGACTATATCCGCTTACTTTCAGTTTTGCAGCAAAAAGGGGCTGATGTATTAGTCCACCCTATTCGTGGGCGTTTACCGAATATGTTACTCGTTTCGGCGAATCTACATACCGATGCCGAAAATATCAATTATGTTGCCTTAGATTTGACCTTTAAAGAGGCAACCGAAATGCAGCCGATTTTTGCCTTTGAAGATTCGCTGATTTCGAAAATCGACAAGCTGCTACTTGATCTCGAAAACCTGTTTGATGATGGCTTGCGTTTTTGGGATAGCGTTGGGGTGTTTGATCTGAAATCTCGTTTGCTTGGGCTTTGGGGGGCGTTGTTTGCCTCGTTTGAGGCGGTGCGTAACCTGTTTGACTTGGACAAGAAAAAATACAGCATTGCCTCATCAACCTCACAACGCACCTATTTAAGAGACGGTTCGGGGGCATTGAATCAGTTAAAAGAAATGGTGGATAGCGGTATTCAGGGGCGTGCTGATTTAACGACACTCTCGTTTAAATCTCAGTTACTCAATATTACTGATGCGATAGATAACACTCAGGCGATTGTGAGCAAAGTGGCTAGAGATGAGGGTTTTAACCGCTCAAAAACGGTTAAGTTACTTGGCTCTGATGTGGTTGAGCTTGGCATTATGCTTGACCTTATTGCCACGACTAAGCTCACCAAAGTCTTGACTGAGCTGGTAGAAGAGCGTGAGGAAGAGCTGCTAATTGGTGATTTAGAGTTAATTAACCAAATTGTGCGTGAGCATTGGCTGAATATTATCAACAAACTGCGTGAGCAACAGAAGAACACTCAAAAAGGCGTGCCGAGTGATAAGACAAAAGTTATCTACGAGACCGCAGAAAAGCTGATCAACAATATCCGTAATGTTGCCCATCAGTTTACTGCACTTGTGCTTGCGGTAATTAATAAAAAACCGCCTTTGACCGTGCGAATGGTAATGGATAGCGGCACAATCCATAAAGTAGCTCACGCCTTTTATGGGGATTATGAGCGAGCGGATGAGCTATTACGTCTTAATCCGCATATTCGCCAGCCAAACTTTATTGAGCGAGGCACGCTGTTAAATTGTTATTGGGAGTAAAAATGGAAAATGAAATTGTGGTGGAGATTGACGGCTCGCAGCATAAAAACTGGAAAAGTTATGATATTGACAGCGATTTTTTAATTCCTGCTGATAGTTTTAATTTTGAGTTGGGTAAATCTAGCAATATAGAGGTTTTACCTAATTATTCGGGCAAAACGGCAATAGTTAAAATCAATGGCAAAACGGTGCTCACTGGCATTGTGGATACCACACATCACACCATTAGCAAAAGCGGGCGTGGGTTTAGCCTAAATGGACGTGATAAAGCCGCTATTTTGGTGGATTGCTCTGCCCCGATTACCAATGTGCAAGGGCTCTCTTTGCTTGATGCTGTTAAAAAAATTGTAACCCCTCTTGGGATTAAAGAGGTGCAACTGAAAGCCGAGAAAAACCCGACTTTAAGCAAGGTGGATATTGATGTGGGTGAATCGGCGTGGGAGGCGATTATGCGGTGTGCCAACTCGGCAGGTTTGCATTGTTGGTTTGACCCCAAAGGCGTGTTAATTGTCGGCGGTGCGGATTACGCTCAACCGCCCGTTGCCACGTTATATTGCGTGAAAGAGTCGGGGGATAGCCGTAAAAATAACTTTGTTGATGCAACACTTTCTTATGATGTGTCGCAAAGCTATTCGGAGGTCACTTTTCTTGCTCAAAAACACGGCAAAGATTCTGATAATGCCAAGCACGATTTTAAATGGGTGTATAAAAATGAGGAAATGGAGCTTTATAAACCGAAAACTATCGTGCTGGGCGATGTGGAGAACCTCGAAGCCTTGATGAAACAGGCGAAAAAACAGGTATCAGATTGGCAGTTGGAGTCATTTAACCTCACGATTATTGTACCTGACCATAAAACCAAAGACGGCACGTTGTGGCAAGCTGGGCAACGTGTGCACGTGGTATGTGAGGAGTATGATTTAGATGGTATTTTCTTTTTAATGGGGCGACGTTTTCGACTCTCTCGCACGGGTGGCACAACCACCGAATTGCGGTTAAAACTGGATGGCGTGTGGACACCTGATGCTTATCAAGCTAAAGCACAAGAGGCTCGCAAGCGTAAAGGCAAAAAAGGACGTAAGAAAAAAGAGCCTGTAGAATATGTAGGCTCGTGGGAGTTGGGAAAATAATATGATGAGAAAATTAGCAAAACAGACTAAAGAGGTGGCAAAAGGTGTGCAAGATAGCGTGCGTGCTGCTTTTAGAGGGGTATTAAATTTAGTCAAGAGTGGCAGTGATATTCAGCAGGTACAGGTGTCCGCTTTAGCGGACGAAACTATCCAAGATTTAGAGCTAATGCAGCATTTTGGTTTCACTTCCGTGCCACCTGCCGGCACGCAAGCGGTTGTTATCCCCTTAGGTGGTAAAACCACGCACGGTATTATTGTGGCGACTGAAAACGGCTCGTTTAGGGTTAAAAATCTAAAAAATGGTGAGACGGCTATTTATGATTCAAGCGGCTCAACTATCATATTAAAAAACGGGCGAGTGATTGATATTGAGTGCGATAGCTTTAACATTAAATGCAAGCAATATTCCGTCACCGCAAGCGGTGGAGCAAATTTTAACACCCCGAAACTAGAAACCGACCAGCAGTTTGTGTCTCAAGGGCAGATCAGCGGCAACGGTGGAATGGTAGTTCAAGGCGGAAGTGGTGCAAGTTTCACTGGCTCATTAACACAACAAGGAGGCAGTATCTCAACTGATGGTGATGTGGTGGCATCGGGTAAATCACTGGTTACACATCAACACAACGAACAAGGCGATGGCAGACCTACCTCTGCTCCAATTTAACTTACAAGCTAATTTACAAGCGGTCTAATTTTGCAAATTTTTTGTAGAAAAAGACCGCTTGCCATTTGTGGAAGTCTCTCCCCGTTACTCCTGTCTTTAATGTCTCTACCATAGCAATATGGACAGAGAAATCAGCCCGCTCACTCGGGACTATACAAGTGAAAATATAACTACACTGCAAAATGCCGTGTATATCAGACTAACTACTCCGAAAGGCTCGTGGTGGGCAGATGGGCGTGTAGGTTCTCTGCTCCATCTTATTCAACGTGAGAAAGATTTAAGCCGTGTGGGGCTATTAGCTCAACAGTACGCCGAAGAGGCTTTGCAGCCGATTATTGATGACGGACGAGCCAAAAGCATTACGGTGACACACGAGCAGCCAAAAGACGGCTCGTTAAATCTTTTAATCTCCGTTATTGATAATCGTGGGGTTAAATTTGAGTTTAAACACCCTGTAAAACTGGTTTAGGTGGTTTTTAAAATGTATCAAATCCCAACGCTTGAAGATGTTAGAAGAGAAATTCTGCGAGATATTCAATCTTTAGAGCCAACTGCTGATATTGAGGTGGATTCGGATTATTTTGTTCGTGCCTCCGCTTTGGCAAGCTGTGTGGTGGGGCTGTATGCTCACCAAAACTGGATTGTTCGTCAGTATTTCCCAGATACGGCAGACTCCGAATACCTCGAAATGCACGCTAAATTGCGAAATCTTTACCGTAAAAATGCGACCTATGCGAGTGGTTCGTTGAAAGTTTTTGGTACTGCTGGCTCAGTAATCAATGAGGGCTTGCAAGTTAAATTTGGCGAGCGTTTTTATGTAACCAAAAGCTCGGACGTTATTGGTGATGATGGCTCTGCAACGGTGCGAGTGATTTCAATGGCAACAGGGGCATCAAGCAATGTTAAATCTGAAAGTAAAGCACAACTGACTGCTGCTCCTGCTGGCGTATCAAGCGATTGCTTGTTATTGCCTGATGTGACAGGCGGGACGGAAGTGGAAAGCGATGCGGCATTGCTGGCTCGGTTATTAGAGCAGATTCGCCGACCACCGTCAGGCGGGAATAAAAATGACTTCCGCCAATGGGCAGAAAGCGTTGATGGCGTAACCTCTGCGTTTGTTTATCCATTACGGCGTGGCGAGGGTACGGTAGATATTGCAATCACCTCAGGTGATACCGTGCCAAGTGATGAAATCGTGCGAGCAACTCAAGCTTATATTGATGAAGTCCGCCCTGTTACGGCTAAATCGGTTTATGTACTTAAGCCAGTTGAAAAACGGGTCAATTTTAACATCAAAGTGCAACTTGATACGGATACGACGCTTGATGGTGTAAAAGCGGAAATCGAAAACGCTTTAGAGAATTATTTTTTATCACTCAAACCTGCTGACACCTTAATTATTTCGCAAATTGAGGCAGTAATTAGTGATTTAGTGGGCGTAGTAGATCGTGAGATTGTACAGCCAACCAGAAACCAAACGATTGATGCCTACCGTGAAATGGGCTGGTTCAGATTGGGTGATGTAACTGTGGAGTTGATGTGATGGTAACGATTAACTCT